GGTAAAGAATACAAGTATACTAAAGAAGGCATTGCTAAGGCTAAGGCTGCGTCTAAGAAGACAGGCAAGAAGATGTCCTTTGGTGGTAAGCCACAGAAGCAGGTAGCTGCTATCATGGCTAAGTACGGAAAGAAAAAGTAATGACTATTACACACGCAGGAGAAACCTTTAAGGGTTTGCGGATACCTAAAAGAACGCCTAATGCCTCTAAATCTCATGCGGTGTTGATTGGTACTAAAGATAAACCAAAAGTTATTCGCTTTGGACAACAGGGTGTGACAGGTGACAGGCAGTCAACACCACGCCAGAGGTCCTTTAAAGCTAGACATGCTAAAAATATTGCAAAGGGCGAAAGCTCTGCTGCTTATTGGGCTAACAAAGTTAAATGGTAAGGAGCTATCATGGCTGGAACAAGTAAACTAGATGCAGTCAATACAATGCTATCTTCCATTGGTGAAGCACCAGTAAGTAGTTTGTCTTCAGGTCTTATTGAGGCTGAGATTGCAGAGAGTATTTTAAATACAATTGACAGAGAAGTGCAGTCAATGGGCTGGCACTTTAACACAGAATTAAATAAAAGTTTTGCTAAGACACCAGCGGGGGAGATACTCCTACCTGCTGATATTCTTAGAGCAGATTCTACACTAAAAGCCAATGCGCCTAATCTAGTGCAGCGTGGCCTTAAAATGTATGACAGGGCTAAACATACCTTTAATATAGGTACTGATGCAGCCCTTGATATTGTCGTACAGTTAGTCTTTGACGATTTACCAGAAGTAGCAAAGCGTTACATTGTACTACGTGCTACTCGTATCTTTCAGGATCGTGTAGTAGGTTCTAACACTCTGCATGATTTCCAACAAAGAGATGAAGCAGAAGCTCTAGTCCAACTTAAGGACTTTGACAAGGCTGCTGACGATCATAACATCTTTGACAACTATGACACCTTTAGCATTATTGATAGGCAGGGACGGAGAACAATCTAATGGCACTCATCAGTCAATCTATCCCTAACCTAATTAATGGTGTATCACAACAGCCACCATCACTACGGCTTGCTACACAGGCAGAGCTACAAGAGAACGCTCTGTCTAGCGTGGTTTCAGGACTATCTAAGCGTCCTAGCTCTGAGCATGTCGCTGATCTAGGCACTATCTCTAATCTAGATAAAGCTTTTATTCATACTATCCGTAGGGATGAGAATGAGTTCTACTCTATGGTGGTAGACACGGCTGGTGCTATCAGAGTATTTGATAAGGATGGTGTATCTAAGACTGTTACGAATAACGCTGCTAGTTATTTGACAGGATTGACTGACCCTAGCTTAGAGTTGGCTGCTGTCTCCATTGCCGATGTAACCTTTATTGTAAACAAGAACAAAGTAGTAGCCCAAGGCACTACCACAAGCCCTACACGTACCCCTGAGGCACTGGTATATGTACGACAGGCTGACTATGCTTCAACATATCGCCTTAAGATTACCAAAGGTGCAAGCACTAGTACTGTAGAATTTGCTACAAAGTCCTCAACACAGGACACTACTACTGCTACGCAACAAGCAGAGCGTGGTGCATCTACTGACTTGATTGCAGAGTACCTAGATACCTTTTCTGCTACTGCTGTTAATACATCTTATTATGAAAACATTACTAACGGTAGCGCAGTAACAGGTATTACCATTACTCGCTATGGCTCTGTGCTACATGTTCAGTCTACCGATGCCACTAACTTTCAAATAGAAGTAGGTGACTCACATGGTAACGAACATCTACTAGTATTTAAGGATGAGACACCTGACTTTAAGAAGCTGCCAGTAGAAGGGCCAAATGACTTTGTTATTGGCGTATCTGGTGACAACCAAAAGGCACAGGATGACTACTATGTTAAGTTTAGTAACGGTGTTTGGAAGGAAACTGTAGAGCCTAACGTCTTGATTGACCTAGATGCTGCTACCCTTCCACATAAACTATCTAAGCTACCTAATGGTAACTTTCAGTTTGACCCAGTAAGCTATGCTGACCGTAAAGTAGGCAACGATGATACAAATCCTTACCCTTCTTTTGTAGGTTATACACTAGCTGACATCTTCTTCCATCGTAACAGGCTAGGCTTACTAGCTGATGAGAATGTTATCTTTGCTAGAGCAGGTGAGTTCACAGACTTTGACTTCTTCCGTAAGTCAGTACTAGCAATTGTTGACAGTGACCCTATTGATGTGGCAGTGTCTTCAAACAAGGTTAGTATTCTTAAACATGCTATACCCTTTAACGAGTCTCTACTGCTGTTCTCTGATCTTACACAGTTTAAAGTAACTGCTGATCCTATTCTAACTCCTGAGACTATCAACGTAGCTAGTACCACAGAGTTTGAGGCTAGCCTTATAGCCAAGCCAGCATCAGCAGGTAAATATGTATACTTTGCTACCAAGCGTGGTGCATGGTCAGGAATGTGGGAGTACTTTGTAGATACTGACACTGATGTTAATGATGCTTCAGAGACTACAGCGCATGTGCCTGAGTACATCAGGGGTGTAATAACAAACATTCAAGCGTCCTCTAACGAGGACATGTTGATTGCTCAGGCTGCTGACGATCCTACAGCTATCTACGTATATCGTTACTACTGGTCTGGTAGAGAAAAGCTACAGTCTTCATGGTCACGTTGGACATTCAATGGTGACGTTGTTGGTGTATCGTTTAACTTGTCTGACATTTATCTACTTATTAAACGTAATAATAACTTGTTTTTAGAAAAAATAAACCTATCTGTAGATGATGCAACAGTATATACTACAGGTAACTTTTCTATTCATCTAGACAGGCGAGTAACCTTAGAGACAGGTGGCTTTACTACTGTGCCTTACACAGACGCTGCTACAGTATATGTAGACCAGACTGGTAAGCTTATTCAAGTAGCTGATGTAGCTGCAAAACTGGCTAACTCTGAAAAGGTTTATGTTGGTGTACCATTTACATTTAAGTACCAGTTCTCTGAGCCTGTACTTAAGCAAGATAATAAACCTATTACTACTGGACATTTACAATTAAGAAACTATGCTGTTGTTTATAACAAGACAGGGTTCTTTACTGTAACCGTAACTCCTCTTAAGCGTACACCCTATGTACGTACCTTTACTGGACGATTAGTAGGTAGTGGTGGTAACATTCTTAATCGTGCTGCTATAGAATCTGGTACGTACCGTTTTGGTGTGTTAGGTCAGGCTGGTTCAGTAGATATTGTATTAGAAAGTGATAACCACCTACCCTGCATCTTTCAGTCAGCAGAGTGGGAAGGGTTCTATGTCCTACGTTCAAGGAGAATGTAATGAAACTACATGTGAGAGCAAGTACTCAAGCTGATGTAGACCATCTGGCAGGTAACTTAAGACCAGAGGATGCACAGGAAGTACTGGCCTCACATGGTAGTACCAAAGCAGCCCTTCAAGAAAGCTTTGACGTATCTGAGGAATGTTGGACTATTGTAGTAACAGAGACAGGCGAACTAGCTGGCATGTATGGTGTCTTAGGTATAGATGACATGGTAGGTATGCCTTGGCTGTTGACTGCTCCTCCACTAAAGAAAGTTTGGCGGCAATTTATGCGTGACTCTCTGACATGGATTAACAAAGTAAACAAGAAGTATCCAGTACTAACCAATGCCTGTGACGCTGAGTATACAGTGGCACTCAATTGGTTAAAGTATATAGGATGCGTATTCATTAAGAGACATGACACATGGGGTGTTGGCAACAAACCCTTCTTAGAATTTGTGAGGATATAAAATGGCTATTATGGCAGCATTAGCAATCGCTCAAGGAATTGGCGAATTTGCAGACGCAACTAATAAAGCTAACCAACAAGAAGCTTATTACCAACAGAACAGAATTAATGCGGCACAAGCTAGGGATATGCAAATCCAAGGCTTACAAAAACAAGCTATTCAGTATAGCAACTTATACTCACAAAAGAAGCAAGACTTAGCTGTCGCTGCTCTAAAGCGCGAAGGTACTATGGTAACAGCTAGTGGTGAGTCTGGGTTTGCTGGTCAGACTGAGGCTATTAAGCTTTCACAAGCTGAAGCTGATAAGCTCAAAGGACTTGATGTCTACAACCAACAAGTTAATGCTATCTTTGATGACATTGAAATGCAAAAGCTAGGTCTTAATTCTCAAATGTTAGAAAGAATTAGAAGTGTTCAACGTGGTGTAAAACCAAGTCTAGGCATGGCTGTTTTAAGTACAGCTTCTTCTGCTATTGCAGGGGAAATGCAATTCGGTAAACAAGCAGATACTTATGTTGGTAATATCTTTGGAGCAGGTGGTGATAATTTAGGCAGTAAGACTGCTGCATTACCTAAGCCTTCTTCTAATACAATATTTATTGAGTAAGGAAACCACATGGCTAAACAAAGAGTAATGGTGGGTGAGCTAAACGCTCCTACAGAAGTTACGCCTACGGCTAGACCTGTGGATACTTACGTATCACCTGAAAAACCAATAGTACAACCATCGCCTCTATCACAGTTTCTTGCAGCTATCTCTCCACTTACTAATTTAGTACAGGAAGAAGCACAAAAAGAAAAAGCACAACAAGACCGTGATGAGTTTAATGGTAGAAGAGCCAACGAACAGCATCAAGCTGAAATGGCTGCAATTAACTTAACAGCTACTTTAAAAGAAGATTGGATTACTAATCAAAATGATTGGTTGTCTATGTCTACTGAACAAGCAGCAGAAAAAGTATCAAAGCATTATACTAACTATAGGATGCAGCTAGACGAAGCACAGATTAATCCTCTTGCTTTACAAGCCTTTGATCAAAAAGTTGACCAAGATAAACTTCTCTTTATGTTTAATAACTTTGGTCCTGAAAAACGTAAGCGTAACATAGAGCAACAAGATCAACAGTTTAATGATGCAATCAGAAAAGCAGGTAGCGTAGCAGCAACGGCTGAAGAGATTGTTCCTGCTATGGTTGATACTTTTAATCAGCACGTAGCTGTTACTGGTAATGACTACCGTAGAGCTAATGACTTAGTAATAGAAACTGCAATTGCGGAATCTAAAAGAGGTAGTACAAACTACATTAAATTTGTAGACGCTATCAAAACTAAGGATGGTAAATCTCTTAGAAGCATTGACAGATACGCTGAAAAGTTTAATACTATTGATGCTAACATTGCAGCTTTTGAGAAAAAGAAAGCAAAGCTAGGAGAAGATGCAAGATTCCAAAGTGAGCTTACTAGTAGAGTAGAGGCATATGTTTCTACAAAGCAACAAGGTGTACTTGGAGTAGGCACAGTATTTACTGATCCTGAATCTGGTAAAGAAACTAAAATTACTGCCGATGATGTACAATTAACTTATGAAGCAAATAACGCAACTAAGTTACAACAAGACCTAGCGTGGGCAGAAGAACTACAAGAGGTATCTTTAGCTGAAGCTGATGCCTCTGATCCTGATATTACCCCTCAAGCAGTTTTTCAGGAACATTGGACAAATGCTTTTGAAGAGTTCTATACACCTTTTCAAGTATTACCTACTGAATATAAGAACGCTATTAATAGTGGAGCTTATGCCTTAACTACAGGTAATACACCTGAAGACAAGCAGATGGCTGCACAAGCCTTCCAAGCTTATCGTACTGTTGAGTCCTTCTCACGTGGATTAACCAAGCGTAGTGGTACATTAAAAGAAGATGATCTACTACGTATGCGTGTCTTAGAAACCATGACAGGTCCAATGGGTAGAGAATTTGATCAAGCTTTAAATGCTGTTCAAGGAGAACTATTTAAAGAAAAAGGTTCTAAAGTAAACATCAACGCTGTAATTGATAATACAGAAGGTTGGGCTTTTTGGGATAAATCTAAGTTTAAAGATATCACAAATCCTCAAGAAGTACTGGCGCAATTCAAAGATGTTGTACAAGCCCTAGTTACTGCTGAAGGTATGGATGTCAAAAAAGCTATGGATATGGCTGGCAATTATCTAAATGATGACTGGCTTATTGTGGAAAGTACTAATGGTATTAAAACTGCTATACCTCTACTGAATACAGACATTAAACAATACTCAGGACAAGAAGGTGCTGTATCTACTTATCTTAGTGAAGCTATCTTATTACCTGAAGTTGGTGATTTAGCTAGGAGCATACGTGGTGAGGGTGCTGGATTATCCTTAAAAGTTAATCCTTCTAATCCTAATGCTATGGATGTTGTTGTACTTGATCAAGATGGAGCCTTGCCTCCTTTTGTTATTGATACAGTAGCTTTCTCAGAGTTAGGTACTCTATCTACTGATATGGTAAGAGAGCGTCTAAGAATAGAAGCTAACAAAAAAATTAGCATGGATCGTAACGCTGAGATATACACTACAATTAATCTAGCTGCGTTACCTAACTTATCTGATGACGAAATCACTGCACGTGTTGGCATGGAGCCAGAACAGATAGAAGCTCTTAAAGTAGTACGTACTAATCTTAATAAGATGTTAGGTATTTCTGAAGAAGATGCTGCTATTGCTGCTGAGAATATTGCAGCATTAGAACTAGAGGACATGGTTAAATCAGAAGAAAAAGAAGAAAAAGAGCTACAAGAACTAGGAGCAGCTACACAGAATATTGTAGAAGAAGCAGCTAAAGCAGGTATTACTATAGCACCACAGGATACTACA